CAGGGACTTCGACGGTGCCTGCCGCGGTCGCGCTGGCCGTCGGCGTCACAGCCGTGTTGGTCACCGTTACGGCGCCCTGGCTGGCCGACACGCTGATGCCTGATCCGGCCGCGAGACTTGTCACACCCGCATGTGTGTGATCCGCGCGTGAGACGTTGGTGCTGGTGCCGGCCGCGCCCGTGGACGCTACGGCGCCGGGCGTCGCGCTGGATAGGGCGCCCGTCGCGATCGCGCCTACCCCGGCGGCAGTGTCGAGCGGCACGTCGGTGCCGATGGTCAGAGGGTAGCTGTGGAACCCGACCTCCTCCGGTGTGTAGTCGCCTGCCGCAGGTGTCACGACGCCGTACCGCGGGGAGCCGGACGGCCCGAAGCTCGTGACACCCTGGTGGGTGTGGTCGGCGCGCGCCGCCTGCGAGCTCGCACCCTGGACGTTGCTGCCGCCTACTGCGGGCGGCGCACTCGATGCGAGCGGGGTCGCCGCGTTCGCGATCGCCGTCGACACCCACGCCTGCGTCGCGATCGGCACCCAGGCGCCGCCGTACGACACGTAGGGCGTGAGGGATCCGTTTGCGTACACCAAGATCTTGGCGCTGTTCGTCGGCACCACGAGCGGCACCGAGGTGTAGACGCCTTGGGTCGCCGCAGCGAGCTGCCGCACGTCCGTCACGGTGCCAGGGACCGTTGCATTGGCTGGGACCTGGACCTGGCACAGCGCGAGGAACCCCGTGTCGGTCGCCGGCGCCACAGGCGAGGCCGCTGGCGTGCCCGTGACGACGCGGATCGTCGGGTTGTATGGGTTCACGGTCGTGTCCACGCCGGCCTCGATCAGGTCGATGCGCGGGTTTGTCGGATCCGCGGCCGCGAGGTCCAGCGTGAGCGCCGCGCTGTTGTTCAGGCGGTAGCCGCCAGGGAGCCAGCAGTTCCCGCCGACGGCATTCTCCGCGCTCCCGGAGATCGTGACGGCGAGGCTCGAGCCGCTGGCCGTGGCCACGAGGTCCTGCAAAGTGACGACGCCCGGCTGGATGAAGTCGGCATCGCGCGCCATCAGGTCTTCGGGGTAGTACGAGATGCCGCCGCCGGAAAGGTAGGTAGCGGTCACTGCCACGTCGCGGTCACCTCCTAGAAGAGCTGCTCAGAGAGCGTGAGGCTGAACTGGTTGCTCGCCGAGGTCAGCCCGTTCTCGACGATCACCACCTGGAACTGGTACTCGCCCGCGGTCGCCAGTTGCGCTGCGGTGAGCTGCTGGGAGATCTGGCCGGCCGTCGCACTGGTGACCGTCGGCGAGAGGATCCGCTGGAAGCCGCCCGGGTCGAGCATCTTCAAGGTCACCGTGGCGCCGGTGAGGTTGATCGGGTTCGCGTTCTGGTCGGTCAGGGTGACGGCGAGCGCCAGGTCGCAGCCGGCGTAGTACGTCACAGCCATCTAGGCCACCACCTCCAACGCCAGTTCCTGCGGGGCCGTCGCGGATACGCTGATGCTGGATGCTGCGGACACCTCTGCGGAGGCTCCGGTGGCCACCGTCAGCGCCCCGCCCAAAGAGGAGGCCACGGAGGCGCTCTGCGATGCGCCCAGCGCAACCGTGACACCGAACGCAGCTGGCCGCAGGACTAGGCCGCTGGCGCTGAGCGCAGCGGACGCGGACACCTCGGCCACCGCGGAGATCGCAACGCTCGGCGTGCCGGAGAATGTCGACGTGACCCAGATGTGGTTCAGGTCGAGAACCTCGACCTGCGCAGACGCCGCGAGGTCTGACGTCGCGGTGATCGCCGTCTGCGCCAGCACGAGGGCCGACGCGTTAGGCGCAAATGCCGCAGCCGCGCTGATCTGCACCGTCGCCGCGATCTGGACGGAAGACGTGCCAGCCAGCGTGCAGGCGCCCGCAAAGCTCGCAGAGACCGAAATCGCGACGAGAGGCGTCGCGGTCACCGTAGACGCGGCGGATATCGCGGCTGCGGCGGTGTACCCCGTGCTGGCCGTGCCGGCCAGCGCCGCGGCCGCAGTGATCTGCGCCGCGCCCGAAATGGCGACGGAGGCCGTAGCCGTACAGTCGGACGCTGCCGCAAGGCTCGCTCGGGCGGCGATCGCGACGGCCGGCGCTGCAGCCAGGGAGGATGCGCCTGCGATGGACGCCTGAGCGGAGATGGCGACCGAGGGAACGGCTGTGAGGGTTGCAGCGGACGCGCCGACCTGGCCCTGCCACGTGGCGCCCGGGTACATCGTCGCGTCGTTGGCGGCGACTAGGTCGGTGAGGACGCCATCGAGCGGCCAGTAGCCGAGCAGCCCGGGCTCATTGCCTTGGAGCGGCTGCCAGAGGTCCGTGAGCATGTCAGCCGGGGCGCGCACGCCGGACCAGATGCGCAGGTCCGAGACGATGCCGGGGAGGGTGCCTTGCGGCGACGGGCCAGATGCGTCGCTCACCACGATGGGCGTCGTCGGCCAGGTAATAGCCCCAGGCGTGTACGCCATGGACCCCTGGAGCACGCCGTCGTAGTAGATCTGCATCTCGCCCGCCACGTTGTCATAGGTCAGGCTGACGCGCACCGGGCGCCCGAGTGAGGCGAGCGCCGGAACGCCCCATATCAGGCGCTCTTGCGTCTGGCCGATGTTGATCGACCAGCTAACGCTCCCGGGGCCGCCGGGGTTCCCCTGTTCGAGGAACGCATACCACGTGCCCCATGGTCCGCCGCCCGCGACGATGTTGCGCCAATAGTTGGTGCCGCCGCCGAGGGCGTTGACGTTCGCCGTCTCGGTCTGGTCGAGCAAAAGCTCGATCGTCGCTTGCTGCACCTCGTACGCCGCGGACCATGGGATCGTCAGGTAGCCGTAGGGGCCCGCAGGGTCGTTGCCGTTGAACTGAACACCGCCACGCATGGGCAAGCCGCTCGATTGCGACTGTGCCGCAATCTGCACGCTTGCCGTCGCCTGCATCGCCGAGGTTGCGTCCACGGTCGCGCTCGTCGGATAGCCGAGAGCCGCCGTCGCCGTCATGGAGGATGCGCTGGAGATCTGCGCCTCCCCGGGGATCGCCGTACCGAACGCCAGCGGGAACTGGAGGGGGAAAGTGAGGTTCACCGGCTGCGCCAAGAACCCGCCCCCTCCCTACGCGGCGGTCATCAGTTCAGCGATAGCGGCAGTTCCCCGGCCTGGAAGGAGAGCTGGCCTCCACTGGAGATGGTTTGCGGGGTCGTGAGCGCGCCGTAGGCGAGGAGGTTGCCGCCCGTCGCGGCGTCAAACAGTCCAGCGTAGGTCACGGTGCCCCAGGATCCCGTCGCCTGCGGGAAGGTGATCGCCGTGGCGTTGCTGACCGTCGCCCCTGACGTGGAGTCCGTCGGGGCCGGCCAGTTCGTCGTGTTCGCGGCGACGGCGACGCGCGCGTACGCGTTGCCCGAAGGCTCGGTGAAGTTCGTCGCGCCGCTGGTTTCGTCCGGCGTCGTCGTGGACAGTCCGACGTACACCGTCGCGCCCGCCGCGTAGGCCGCGTCGTTCAGGACAGCCGCGAGGATCTTGTTCTGGAGGTAGTTGCTGAAGGGCATGGGGCTGTCGCTCCTTTCGTTCGGGCAAAGCAAAAGAGCGCCGGCCGGGAAGGCGAGCGCTCTGCGGGATGGAGAGGAGCAGTTACGTGACCGTGGCTGTTGGCCTCATCGTGCTGGTCGCATAGATCCCCGGGCCGAAGACGACCGGGAAGCTCATCGGGAACGTCAGCGCAGTGGTGATCGCCGCTTGGAACTGGTAGGTGACCGCGACGCCCATCGGTTTTGGCACGATGTAGCCGTGGACGATCAGGTCCTGCTCGATGGAGGACGAGAGGCCGGTCACCGTGGCCGTTGCAGTCATGTCCTGGTTGTCGACGTACTGCAGCGAGATGCCGGGGAAGATCGTGCTCCAGAGGTTGTAGAGCCCCGGCTGGGTGCCGTCCCATGCGTTCGCCGCGATCCGCGCCTGTAGCACGACGCGGAAGGTGTCGTCGTCGAGGACCGGGCTCACGCCGTTGGAGGGTTGGAAGTCCACCGTGCGTGAGACGCCGACGATGAGCCCAAGGATATCGAGTTGAACGCCGACCGCCGAGTCAAGATCGAAGGCGCCTGCAAAGGAGCCACCCGCGCTCGCGGTGTCGTCCGCGGGGCCCAGCACGGCCGTGAGCCACGCGATGAAGTTCGGCTTGTCGGCGTACTCCGAGGTGACGAGGGAGAGATACCGCTGGATGTCCGCCATGGTCTACCCTCCTCGCACCCCTCCTAGCTCGGCGTCACCGTGACGAAGCTCGCGACGCCCTGCGGCGTCTGTCCGAACGTGAGCGGGATGTCCGCGGTTCCCTGGGTCTGGCCATGGATGGCGGCCGTCAGGGATGTGATGGAGAACGTCGGGGATGTCGGCGTGGTCATCACCGAGAGCGCTGCTCCCCACAGCGCCGAGAGTGGCAGGACCGTGGAGTCGCCGGCAATCTGCCACGAGTTGAGCAGGGCGACGATGGCCACCTGTACCGCTGCACCGGTGGCTGAGGTGTAGCCCGCGAGCATCTTTAGGTTGACCGTCACGTCGATCTGGAGGTACGTCGGCCGACTGAACCCGACGTTGGTCACAGTGCCGTTCTGGTCGGTAATCGGCACCGATACCGCGCCATTCATCAGGACGCCTATGCCGCGGTGCTGCCAGATGGCCGTCGCGACCGCGGTCTGGTCGCCGCCCTCGACGACACAGGAGACGCTGTGAGCTGGGTTGCCGTTGGCGTCCGCGCTGCCGGTGTCGTTCTCATCCACGACGAACCGCGTGACGCCGGGAACCGCCGCGATTGCTCCCTCCAGACCCTCGAGCAGGCTCTGCGAAGGCTGGGCGGTGGAAACCGACTGTCGAGATCGGAGCGCTGAGTCTGCCTCGAGCGACACCCCTACGGTAGCTGCGGCGGAATTGGTCACCGAACTCCAGCCGTAGGTCGGTGTGACGATGATCGAGATGTCTCCTGGGTTCGCCGCGATCGCGCCGGCTGTGGTGCAGGTCGCGGCGACCGTCACCGTGCCTCCTGAACCGATGACCGTAGATGGGATAGACCATTGGTAGCCCGACGTGTCCTGCGCGAGGCCGTTCGTGATCGGCGTGCCTCCGGTTCCCGTGAGCGTCACGGCGCAGGTCGAGTAGGTCGCGGCGATGCGCGCCATACCGTTGATCTTCACAACCGAGTCCAGCGCCGCACCTACGGCCGTCGCAGGACTGCGCGCGTTGTATACCGCCTGCAGGAGCTGGTTAGAGTCGTTGATCTTGGCGGCGAAGATGCTTATGAATTGGTAGTCTTGCGAGTCCGGGCCGAGGTACACATCCGGACCATAGATGGATTGCGCCTGCGCGATGAGGTCGCCGACGATATCGGCATAGGCCGGGATGTGGCATCCGGTGGCGTCGATGTACGGGGCGACGTACGTGCTCACCTAGAACGTCACCTCCACCGGTGCGGTCTGGCCGTCCGTAGTCGTGATCTGGCAGGAGACCGTGAGCGTGCGCTTCGCGGAGCCGTAGGTGCGCTGGTAGTTCTGCACCGACGCGACGCCTTCGGTGCCCGCGATCTGCTGCTGGATGAGGGGGTCCATCGTCTGCAGGCTCTGCGGCGTGCCGCGCTGCGCAAGGACGCCTTGGAAGAGCGGCAGCCCTACCGAGGTGTCTTCCCACCATTCCCCGCGAAGGAGGAGCAGTCCCGTCTTAACCGCCTGCGCCACCGCGGCCGCGCCGTAAGCGAAATTCTGCAGGCCGCGGCCGAACTGGTAGTCGCCGTTGGCGTCGAGTTGACGGTAGAGGATCGCGGTCACCTCCCTACGTCACGGGCCCGGTCGTGCCGCCTTGCGGGTCGGAGTGCGTGTGGTCGAGGAAGACGCGCCCGTCGATCGTCGTCGCCGGCCCTAAGGTCACGCTCGACGCCGTAACCGTGACGGGCGCCGTCGAGGTGATCGTCACGCCCTCCGTCTGGGAGAGTGTGATCTTGGTCGTGCCGTCCTCCGTACGGATCTCCGCGGCCGACGTGTTGAAGTTCGCGAGCGCCTTGGGCTTGCTCCAGTAGGCTGGGATCGCAAACCCGTCCGAGAGATCGTGCCGGCGGATGTCCACCTGATTCTGCACGCCGCCGAGATCCCACGCCGCATCGAACGACATATCGGCGAAGACCACGAGGACCTCGTCGCCTTCCTGGATGGGGAAGGTCGCCGCGAAGCCGCCGGCCCGCGGGAACAGGACCGGCACGTCCACGAGCAGCGGCAGCGTGGCCCAGGTGAGGTTGCCTTGGGCATCGCGCTCCCGCTCGCGCACGGCCGGCTGGATGGTGGCGGTCTGCTCGGTGGCGTCGAATGACACCACGATGCCCGGGAGGGCCACGCGGATGTCGTTCTTGACGCGGTCCATGATGCGGCGCATGGTCTCGGCGTCGTTGGGCGCCCGCTCGCCATACGTCTGCACGGGCGACCCTCCTTAGAACGGGTTCTGGGCCCCGTTCGATATCATGTTGGGCAGCACGCCGGTCTGGCTGACCGTCTGCGCCTGCGTCTGCCACATTGACCCTCTGGTGTCCCCAGAGTGTGTCAACTGGACGACGCGGTAGAGCCCGCTCTGGTCGAGTTGGTAGATCGGCTGGCCGGTGGAGTATTGCTGGTTCTGCACGAGACTGTTGTCGATGTGCACCATGCTCCCGACCTTGATCTGCGGGTTCAGTAGGCAGTTGAAGGTCACGCCGTACTCCTGCTGCTGCGGCACACCGAGGAGTCCCGTGGCCGGCGTGAGGTCGATCACCTCGCCCGTTGGCACGTCGGACGGCGCCTGGAACGTGATCTTGCCGTCGCGCACGTAAAAGCCCATGTTCTCGCTCTTGGCGATCTGGCGCAGGACGTCGGCCGCCATGCCGTAGACCACCTTGCCGCGCGGGAAACGCTTGGCCATGAGGCCCGGACTGAGGACACCAAGTCCCACGGGAACCGTCGCCGTGCTGGCGACCCGCTCCACCACCGCGCGGCTGTTCTGGCCGCGCAGGAGGGTGAAGTTCGCGGTGCCGTAGGCGAAGAAGATGTCCGCGGGCATCCCGACGAGCTCGAGCACGTAGTCCGTGCCGTTCTGCTTGTACCTGACCGGCTGAATGACGTTGATGTCGCCGATCTGGCCGTACTGGCTGCCGACGTAGCCGGCCGAGACCACGGCCCGGTAGCCCTCCTGGATCAGGACGTTCTCGATCGCCGGGCTGAGGTTGTAGATCGTGACCGTTGAGAAATTGGGCTGCACGAGCATGGTCTCGGT